CCCTTTACGATCTTCGTGACCAATTGCTCGGCAGTGAGTTGCTTGAAAAACTCTTCCGGCAATTGCGGGAAGTGGCAGTAGCCGGGCGGGAATGGGTCGCCGCCTTCCTCCGTGGGCCGCTCCAGCTTGAGCCAACCGTAGAGCTCGCTCTTGAGCATCCCGGTCGCCACGTGCCACGGCTTCAACCCGCGCTTGACCCGCTTCCCGCCAACAACATCAACCGTGCTCCCCGGCCAGATCGGAGCCGTGCCCGTCTGCTGTCCCTTGACAGGCAGGACTCGCCCAGGCCCTTGCTGCCTGGCCCATTTGTAGACCTCGCTCGTCTGAAAACCAATGTCCACGGCCATCCGCATGATTCCCAAATCCACACCCGATTCATGCCGGTAGGTCGTGTTCAGCAAGTCGGTGAGCTGTTCCCAGATTGCTTGGACCTTGGGTTTGTCCGCCTTTTTAACACGGTCTTCCGATGTGGCCCCATCGAGAACCAGGTAATCGACCAGCCAGCTTTCTTTCCCGCGTCCCCAAGCCACAACTTGCGCCTCGATGCGGTCCGGGTGAACGTCCACGCCTGCGGTCAGGAATAAGCCGCCAACAGGAACAGTTCCGATGCGGTAGGTTTCGCGCCGGTCATAGAGCCGCTGCCAGTCGGGTGCATCCCCCATCTGCGCCCAGGTCTCGCCGAGCACCGTATTCACGAATACCTGGAGCAGCGAGGGATTTTTCTGCGCCTCCTCGAACATCTTCGCGGCGTCGGCCCAACTGAACCACCCAACCGGGCTGTAGAGGCTTGAAAGATGGAACCCAGCCGTCTTGCCGTCTCCATTCGCGCCCGCTCTCCACTCCCCGCGCGGCAGCATCCAGTGTTTGTGGTGATTTTCAATTGCCGCTCCGCAGTGTTCGCAGATGTAAACTGCCTCGTCCGGCTTGCCCTTCGGCCACTTCAACTGCGCGAATTTGAGCGTCTGGTGCTGATTACAGTGTGGGCAGGGAACCCAGAACCGCCGCTGGTCGCTGTCCTCGAATGCCGTTTCGATGCGACTCAGTCCGGTGATCTTCGGCGTGGACGCCATGAAGACTTTCCGGCGGGCAAACGTCCGGGTCCTGGCCAGCGCCAGGTTTACCGGATCGCCCTCACCTTCCACATCCCCCGGATAACCGTCCACCTCATCCAGAAACAGATACCGGGCGGCCATTGATCGGAGTCCTACCGCGCTATTCGCGCCGGTCATGACCAGGACGCCGCCCGGAAACTCTTTCGATAAAATCGTGTTTCCACTATCGCGTGAGCGCGGATCGCGGACGAGCTTCCGCAGGATGTCGCTTTCTTCAATTAGCGGATCAACGCGCTGCTTGGAGTTCCGCTTGGCCATCTCCACCGTGGGCTGCACCGCCATCATCGGCCCCGGTGCCTGGTGGACGACGTAGCCGATCCAGTTGTTCCCACACTCGGTTGCACCCACCTGTGCGCCTTTCATAAATACAACTCGTTCGACGGGCGAGGACGGCGAGAGGCAATCCATGATCGCTTTGAGATAGGGCGTCCGGCTGGTGCGCCACGGGCCAGGCTCCGCCGATGCGCGAGTCGAAAGAATCCGATACTCGTCTGCCCACTCCGACACCGTGAGCAGCGGGTCCGGGCGCAACCCTGCTGCAGCCGCAGTCCGGCAAACTTCCTTAACTGTTGAGGAGACCGTCTGCAATTCCATTGAGAGCATTCCGAAGCTCGGTCGTCAGAATCTCGTGCACTTTCTTCTCATCGGTTTCGGCGGCAAGCTGCGCCGATACCCGCTCCGCGATGTTCAGCACCCCGTCCCGAATGATCCGTTTTTCGTTAAACTCCTCGACCGCAACTTCATCCCTGCTAACCAGCTTCCCGGCCAACTGGTCATGATGAATCTTGGTGATCCGGGCCAGGTATTGTTCACGAACCGCTCGGGCTGTCGCGTACCCGCCGACGCTGGAGGGATCAAGCGCGGGCTGCGGAACCTGAAGCGCTGTTCTCCCAGCGGTCCGCCCTGGAGTTATCGACTTCCGGTGCCTCGGCCTCGGAGCCGTGTTCCGCTCCCACTCCGCATCGCCCTGCGCCGGATCAATTTTTCCATCTGTGGTCGTGGTGATCCGCCCTGTCCGAATCGCCTTCTGCACTGCCGACATCGCGCAGCCCCTGCGCTTCGCGTAAGCCCGCAGACTCATTGGCGCGGCCTGCCCTGAGCCTGCCGAACGGGTCGCCGCAAGTTGTTCCTGATTCATTTTGGAAGTAGCCCTAAGCGTTTGATAACGCGCCGAATAAAGATCGTCGAATTCCCTTGCATCGTGTTTGGCTCAGAGTGATGAATGTGGTGTAAGTAATTCATTCCAAGGAGGATAACATGAGCACCAAGACCAAAAAGAGCAAGAAAACCACGAAGACCACGAAGACCGCCAACGCCAAGCGCGCCGCCAAGCCCAAGGGGGTTCGCAGCGACAGCAAGACCGCCAAGGTGGTGGATCTGCTGAAACGCGCCAACGGCGTCACGCTCGAGGAACTGGTGGACGCCACGGGCTGGAAGGCCAACAGCGTCCGTGGGTTCATCAGCGGGACCATCGGCAAGAAGATGGGCCTCAAGGTGGGGTCCACCAAGGGCGAAGACGGCAAGCGCAAGTATCAAATTGCGTCCTAACCGTGTTGATCGTCTCATCTGTTTCTGCCGCCGGGTTTCGACTCGGCGGCTTTTTTATCTCAGGAGTTCTGGCTTCAATCCCATCTCCGACAGGCGTTCCAAAGCAACCGCCACGAACGGCGGCGACAGCTCCATCGCGTAACAGATCCGCCCCAGACTTTCTGCTGCCACGAGTTGGGTTCCGCTTCCCGAGAACGGCTCATAACAGACGTCGCCCTTCTTGGTGTGCTGGCGGATCGGTATGGCAAACAACTCGACGGGCTTTTGGGTTGGGTGATCGGTCGTTTCGCCCGGAGCCTGTGTTGGAAACGACCACACGGTCGGCGGGTAATCCGCAGCAATGCGTTTCGGCTTCTTGCCCTTCATCCAGCCGAAGAAGCATGGCTCGTGCTGCCACATATACCATGAGCGCGTCAGGATGGGCCGGTCCTTGGCCCAGATGATCTGCTGGTGAACGAATGCCCCGTGCTTTTCCCACACGGCCTCGAGGAGACCCTGTTTTCTGCTCGCGTGCCAGCAGTACCATGCAGCGTTCTCAGTGATTGCATTTTCAACGGCCACGCCCACGAAGGCATCGTAGAGCTTCTCACCCAGCTCCGGACTATCCACGTCTGTATATTTATCGCTCCAGTCCTTGTCTCCCGGATGCTTTGTGCCGTGAGTCTTTGTCCACTTATGCGGGTGGTTGGTTCCGTCATAGGCGACCAGGTACGGTGGGTCGGTCGCGAACAGGCACGCCCTTTTGCCGTTCATCAACCGCCGGACATCGTCTGCATTCGTGCTATCGCCACAGAGTAATCGGTGCTTGCCGATCAACCATAGCTGGCCCCGCTCGGTCCCCCACTTCTTTTGCAACTCGGCAGCATTGTCGATCTGCGGTTCTGGTGTCGCTTGCGCCCCCGATCCATCCTTGAGCAGGTCTTCCAGCTCCGACTCGGTGAACCCCATTACCTCGAGGTTAAAACCATCCCGCTCCAGTGCGACGAGTTCAGCGGCAAGCGTTTCTTCATCCCAGCCAGCATCTAGTGCGAGCCGGTTGTCGGCGATGATGTAGGCGCGCTTCTGCGCCTCGGTCAGGTGGTCGAGGACAATCACCGGGACTTCCGCGAGGCTCAGTTTCTGCGCCGCACGCAGGCGCCCGTGGCCGGCCAGAATCCCGTCCTTCGTATCCACGAGGATCGGCTGCGTAAACCCAAACTCCAGGATGCTCGCAGCGATCTGGGCAATCTGCTCCTCGCTGTGAGTCCTGGCATTGCGGGCGTACGGGACGAGCCGATTCACCGGCCAAAGCTCAATCCGCTTGGCTATAGTGGTGGTCACCCTGGTGGTCACCCCGCCTTGCGCATCAGTTCCGTTCACAAGTTCCGCTCTAAGTGATTGAGGTGCATTTGACTTCCTTTAGTCCCGCTTCCGACGGGAACAGGGTGACCACCTGACCACCGACCACCTGTTTTCAAGTCTGACGGTAGCGAAATTGTGCAATCGTCTCACCCTCGGCTGAAAAGGCCCAGGAAGGAACCATGAACTTGGCTCTTCGCGTGTCTTGCTCGGATTTGCGCCCGTTTCGCGCCGTGTTGCGCCGCCAGCGCTCCCTGCGCCAATGCCTAGCACCTGCGGCTCTCCGACGCGCCCTGGGCCAACAGTGCGCGTTTCGGGATCGCAAACGGTGTAGCTCCCATGACGATGTACCCGTTGCTCATAGAGGGTTTCCATACGAAAAACACATCTTGGCCGCCACGCTGCACAGCGATTTCTCTCCAGTAGCGCTCATCTTGGCGCATGTCGGCTTGCACGCGCCGCGCCAGTCGCACTTCTTCCTGCTCCAGTAGGCGGATGGCTCTTTCGCCACTTAGCACAGCGAGTCCGCGCGCGACCAGACGCTCGGCGTTGCGCTTGGACGTATAGGTTCCAGCGCCCGGATGCGGGTTCAGGATTTGGAAGGTAACCGATTGTTTGGAGATAAGTCTGCCCTGAGATTCTCGGCTGTGCCGGAGCCAGGCTATTGCCCGGCTAATTCCACGCTCACAACCAGCAACTGTCAGTGTAACGTGGCTGGTTG